TTACAGGTTATTTATAGCTTTCTCAAAATAGGAAACAGCTTCCTTTTCTTTTTCTTTTGAGATATGTCCGTACGTGTCTAAGGTCATTTTGATATTGGAGTGACCTAATCGGTGTTGAAGTTCCTTATAACTAATACCAGCGTTCAGCAATAAACTAGCGTGAGTGTGTCTAAAAGCGTGAAAGGTGAAGCGAGGGATGTCTACTTCTTTGCAACGGTGTGCTAATGCTTTTGATCTAACGTCACTACTCGCGTATGTTAGGGTTGGACTAGCAAAAATAACTTTAGGAGCACGCGCACCGATTTCTAAAAAAATTAATCTTTGCCTATTCCTATATTGTTTTAACAGTAGAACCAGTTTGTTATCAATACTAATGATACGCTTACCGGATTTTGTCTTGGGTGTGCTGATTTGATTGATTTGTCGGTTATACGTCTTTGAGATACTAACGGTACCAGCTTCTAAATCAATATCAGACCATTCGAGAGCTACCGCTTCACCAAAACGGCAACCAGTGGCTAACAAAAAGCGATAAAGGACGTTATCATAATAATATTGATATTTGGTTGGTGCTAATGTTTCCATATAGTCGAGCAATGCTTTTAGATTTTGAGGATTAATAAATTTTACCCTATCGGCTGATTTCTTTTGCTTTTTAGGGATAATGATTTCCCTAGCTGGATTATAGGGAATAAGTTGCAATAGTACCGCATATTGGAGAATTCTGCGTTTAATAGAGCAAGCAACCTTAAAATTTACTAAGGTGTGTGCTAGTTTATTGGCAAATTGTTGAACAAAGCTAGGAGTTATCCTTTCTAACTTCATATTACCGAAAACGGGCAGAATATGATTTTTAAGCAGCAATTTAGTGCTTTCATAAGTCTGTGGCTTAACGGTGAGCTGATAACTCTTTAGCCATAGTTCTGCCAACTCTTGATAATTCCTAATCTGTGCTTCTTTATGTATTGTAGAACCATTAGACAGGAAGTCAAACTGCGTGTGTTTGGCTTTTTGCTTGACCTCTGTTTGTGTTCTTCCTGTGATGCTTGTTTTTACCCTCTTACCTGTTACCTGGTCAACTCCCAGATATACACTAGCGCGGTACACAGTAGCACCGTTTTTCTTTTTTACTTCAGTTATTTTCATGATCATAAACCTTTCCATCAGCAGGCAAGCTGTTATTAAAAAGGTTTTATAATGTTTTAGGTTTATATCATGCCAGGGCTTACGAGAATGGCCCTATTTTCGTTTGTTTTGGGTAAGTCGGTAAAATATATGGTTAATAATTAAAATGTGATTATGGCTGATTTAAAGCCGTTTTTTCAGAGTTCTTTGACAAAGTTAGCTTACTAGTCAGCTAACAAAATACTTTACATTTCCCACGCGCGTGGTATAATATAGTTAACAAGATAACTTGCGAAGGATTAACGTTGTGTTCCCGAATGGGAGTAAGTCAAAGGACGAGAATTCACAGATGCCTGGGGTTATCTTATTTTTTTGTCCTCTTTTTCAAGTTTTCTACGAATGTTTCAGGGTTTCGTTCAATCTCTTCAATGATAAACTCACAGAATGCTTGAGCATAGCCATATCGATTACCAATTTTATAATGGTAGCAATAACGTTCGTTTGTCTTTATATCGTAAAATGCATTAAATAGTTGCAGGTCGTTTGTTGTAAACGGCCTTTTTTGCTTTTCACCATTGACTATTTTTGTTAACAAAATCCCTTTCGCTCTTAAACGTTTATTAACAATTTTTATAACTTCCTTAGTAGTCAGTGGATATACTGCATTTGGGTCTTTAATTTCTCGGAGTACGCCGACACTTGTTTCAGCACCATTGTCTAACTTAACTACTAAATCAGCATCTTGTTTTCGCTTAGTGATATAGAATCGTGTTTCTACTGGGACAGCATAGTCAGAATTACTAGCAGAAATTTCACTTTCAATCTTTGCTTGTTCAGCTAGTAAACGTTCTGCCATTTTTGGGGAATATTTAGCTTTAATTTCTTCCTGATTAAGTTGGTCGATACGGACAGATAAAGTCAGGAAATTTTGTGCAATTTGTTTTGTGATATCTTCCTGGTGGAATTCTTGCATTTTAGAAATATAATTAGACACACAAGCTTGGAACAATGGCGCATAGATGTGCTCATAATCTTCTGTTATAAAGTGAGTGCTAGTGTTTCTAAGTTCGATAATTTGGACAAGGTTTTTTCTCAACGATCCATGTTTATCTGGAAATACTGTTTCTACTGCATTTTCCAATGATATAGTTCGGTCTTTGCTGTCCTTAAAGTAGATAGCTTCCTCACTGTCATTATTAATGATATGAGCCTTTAACATCAACTCCTAGGCGTTACAAATAAAGAAACTAAAGCCCTCAATTCGATACTTAATCGTTGGTTTATTATAAATTTCAAGACCCATAATGAAAGCTTCAACACTTTTATCAACCAACCTTTTACTTAAATTCTCCATATATTTCCTTTCTATTTGGTTTATATTACAGTTTATGCCAATTGTTGTTATACCACTCCCGTACGGCATCTCTTGGGAAGGCTAATCTTCTTCCTCGGCCTCTATCAATCTTGGGGAAATCTTTCCGATAAATAAATTCAGGTAAGCGACTTGTAGAACAACCGAGCAAAGTTGCCAATTGTTTTTGGTTAAGTTCCAGGGGCAATGTCTGATCGATATCAATGACTTTTGTTTTTTCAATGATTACAGCCTGGACCATATCACCGAATTTATCAGCCATTTGTTGCATTAATTCATCCATATTTTCACACTTTCTTTATTATGTATTTCTTAATAGCAATGTATCATAGTAATCTTAGACACCTTAAAAAAATAACATTGCTGATGCCTTAAAAAAAGAAAATCGGCTATTTTATCCACCCTAAAAAGTGACAAGGTTTAGACAAGGCCAGCGGACTTGCTGAAGCATGAGGGAAGCACGCGCCCTGGGTGGAATGTGTCTATATTTGTCTATACCTAGAAAGTCGGAAATTGTCGGTATTCTAGAAATTACTAGATTTTAGCATGTTGACAAAACTTGACTTTTTTTGTGTTGAGAAATGTTGAATTATATATTTCTGAGTTTATCTGACTTTTTCATATAGTAGTGCGTGAGTTAGTCACTAAAGTGTTCCCCGATTTCTTTAACCAAATCATTCAAGCGGTTCTGAATACCTTTATAGTAATCAAATTCAATGGTATCAATAACATCACTCTTTTCAGTATATATATTGTTTTTCGTAACAGCAAAGTTGTTAATTGTATCATTGTGAACAAGGTTATTTATTTCAATTTGCATAGTGGAAATTTTTCTTTGTAAGCAATAACCTAAAATCTTTCTATCTTGAACACCAATTTTTTCAATTATTTCATTAATTTCAAAAAGAACACCTCCATAGCTATCAATTTTATTATTTAGACTATTTATAAGGTTTGAAATTTCAGAATGACCATAAGTAGAACTGTAAGCTTGTTCGCGTTCGATTACATTTATTAAACGCGAAATATATTCGTTTGTAATCAAGGTTAAAACATTATTTTTAGCATATTCTCTTGCTTCGCGCTGTTTGGAAACCAGTAGAGCTTCATTAGTCTTTGAACTATCTGATAAATCAAGCCCGTTGAATATTTCAACAATACCAGGGTTTATTATTGAAGACTGGAGAACACGACCAAAAACACCCTGATTAAAAGCTAATTTTCCTTGAATATACTCCATATCCATATAATCTTTTTCAAAGCTAAGTATTTCCTTGATTTTATTGAAGAACATCTCAAAAACCTTTTCGCTTTGATTATTATCTAGCAACTCTTTTAGTGTGCTAGTTGAAACTGTATCAATAAAACGCAGATCTAGGAAAGATTTTTTTACGTTCAAAAAATCAGCTAATTTTTGTAAATTCCCAGCGGTTGGTAAAGATTTTCCTTTTACATATCCCGTAATTGTACTTTTAGGAATATCTAAAGAATTATGGAGATCAATTTGTCTAATCCCCTTTTGTTCCATAAGTAGGTTGAGCCTTCTAGAGAAGTATTCTCTATTTTCAAGATCTTGAGGACTGTTTTTAGCCATGACTATAACCCTTTCAGTTGTAAGTTATACAATGATTATAACACAAAACAGGACAAAGTACGAAAATAAATAAACTTTTTTAAAAAAACACTTGACTTGGTACGAAAATAATAGTGCTATCGACTTATCACTTTGAAAGGAGCTATTAGATTATATGGCACAATGGACGTTGAAAGCTTGTAGAGTAAACGCTGGTTATACTTTGCGACAGGTTGCCAAAAAGGTAAACAAAAATTTTCAAACTATCTCAAAGTACGAAAAAGATAGTACAAACATACCTTTTGAACTCCTAAAAGAATTGTCTGCAATTTACCAGGTAAAAATGGACGATATTTTTTTAGGAGATAGTACGAAAAAAATAGAACTAAATAAAAGAGAGGTGGAATAACGAAAGTATTATTTTAAGTCTGAGGTTTTCAGACCAAAAGAAAACGCACCACAAGGCGCGTGAGCAACAAAAAAGGCTTAACGGGGACCAACCAGCAAAGCCTTCAAGCACTAACTAAAACAAAATTAACAAGCAGGCAAGCTATTATTAAAGGGGTTTTAGTAAATATTTGATACTTCCATTGTATCATACTGGTCATTGAAAATAAAATAGAGTACGCAAAAAAAGTTTGGTTTAGGGGTTGACAAATTATGTAGCTACATAATATAATTTATTTTGTAGCGACAGAAAGGAGTGATAAAACTCTATGACAGCTACTGTAAGAAGAGGACGACCAACTGAAAGCAAAAAAGATTATATGCTGAGGGTTAGGCTTGATGATGAAACCAAGTCTAAACTAGAGCAAATCGAAAAGAAAACATCTCTTTCAAAGTCTGAGATAATCAGAAATGGAATAGATGAACAGTTTGACCGTCTCAAATAGAAAAACAAGCCCCTAACGTGTTGTAGTTTGGCGACCGCACACGCTAGGAGCTCCCGACCTGAAAACAGGTACGTAAATATTATACATGCGTACTCTTTTTCAGTCAACACAAAAAACAGAAAGGGAGTGCGCTTTTTGTGTGCTCAAAAATCAAAACAATATGATTAAGAAAAAAAGAAATCCGAGAGTGTTATTTAGAAACGTCGCTTATAAACTATCTGAAATTGAAGGGGAAACATTAACAGAAATCGCTTCTTTTCTTGGTTTTGGGAATTCAGAAGTTTGCAGAAGCACCCTATATAATTGGAAGCGTAGAAAATGGCTAAAATTCGAACTCAAAAACGGACATTATCGTAACGTTGAAGTATTACATGAAGTTACGCTTGAAAAAATGGCTAACAAGGAGTTAAAAGAGCAAGGACTTATTTATAAAGCTAACATTTACTATGAACAAGTGGTCTCGACATCCGAAATTATAGAAGACATTAAAACCAAAACACAAGATAGAATTAAAGCCATCCACTTACAACAAAAAGCGCTAGAACGTATCCCTAGCGAGTTATTCGCAGAATTATACACTAACATGAACTAATCAGGGCGCTACCCCTTAAAACTAGCATGAACCTAGTATAAGAAACAAGCAATCAATAAGAATACTACATAGAAAATAGGAATTAATAAGGAGAATAAAATGACATCAGTTAGAACCGCACAATTACTTAACAATGGTTTAGGATTGGTTGGTCAAGACCTAAAAGACGTCTTATCAGCTCTAGCCAATAGCATCAATCCAAGTATTGAAAAACAGATTTTATACATCATGATAGATAGAGCTAATACTGGCGAATGGTTGGCAAATGTAGGCAAAAAATGAGGTAAGACATAATGAAATATAGAGTAGAAACAAATCCTTTTTTCAAAAGATAGATACACTCCTGAACAACGAGAAATGTTCGAAAATCGCCAACTCAGCAAAGATAAAGCTGAAGCCTATTTCACTAGACTATATAACCAACATATTGCTTGGGTAATTATTGCTAACGTTATGACAGAGTACGTCATTAAATTCAGAAAAAGTGCCACTAGCTTTGAAGAAGCGTGGGACGCTTTAGACTATCAACGAACCACAGAGATTGTCTTTAGAGCCGTTAACGGCTTACCTTGTTCAGAGAAAGACACTGGGGAACTTGAAACTTATTTAAGCGAGGTATCAGCATGATGCAAGAACTTAATCTCACCCCAAAACAGACACTTATTTTATTCATCGTTTTAGGTCTCTTAGGGCTTCTTCTTAGCCTTTCTAAGCCATTAATAGAGATTGACTTACCAGAAGATACCCAATCACCTAAGCCACGTCAGAACGCAAACTACGGGGCTTATATTCAAGCACAGAACCATTATTACAATTAGGGGGGAACTGAATGACACTATCAGAAAATTATAGACGTGTCCTTAATCTGATTAAGGTTGGGGCAGACAACCCCATTACAGGGGCAGAGATTGGCTTAATACTGAAACTTGAAGAACGCTCCGTCCAAAGTATCATCAGTAGCTTAATCACACGCTATAACGTCCCTATTATCGGCATTAGACACGGCTTTAACCGTGGTTACTTTATCCCAGCTAACAAAGAAGAATTGCTAGACGGTGCTAAAGCCTTTTACAACCAAGTACAAAAGGAACAAGAACGCCTAAGTGTGTTATTGAATGCCGATTTAACCAGTTATAAGGAATTACTCAAAGGAGGTTAGGTATGAGCTTATTTAGTCAAGATTATGAAGCCAAACTCTTAGAACAAAATCTGACCGCGTTTAATCGCTTTTTGGAAGCCTACCAGAAACCTAAACCAAGAGTTTTAGGGTTGATCACGGCTGAACAGGTCAAAGAGGAATTAAATATCAAAGGCAAAACTCTAAAACGGTGGGAAAAAGCTGGTTTAAGACGATACCAACCACCACTAGAAGACACCAGGAAACATTATTACAAGGTCAGTGATATTCTTATCTTTTTGGGGGTTGAGAATGGCAAGGTATAGCGTACACCCCGCACAAGGTGGCGGGAAGTATCATGATGAAAAATTTTACAAAGACCGCAGGCCGACCCTGGACCAGCTAAAGGAACAGCAAAGGCTTAAAAAGCTGAAGAAGAAACGTAGAAAGGGGCGATAATGTGGCAATTTACGAGGCTAGAGGCTTTCAGAGTAACCTTGTCTATCTGTTTGATAAGATGGAGCCATTCCAGTATATTGAGCGCTTTAAGCCCCTGGTAGTCCCTGAAGGTGCTGACCTGGAGGAATACAAAAGAACCCAAGCACCTTATTGTTTGAGTGGAAAAATCACAGCAGAGAAAACAGGGAGCTACAAGCGGAATAATACCAGCCTGATATATCGTGATTTGATTTTCCTTGATTATGATGAGATTGAGGGACCAACCCAGGGCTTTATAGAGGCTGTTTCTAGAGCCTTGTTTGGCTTTTCCTATATCTTGTACCCAACAATCAAACACACCCCAGAGAGCCCTCGTTTTAGGCTTGTGGTAAAGCCTGGGGACGTGATGAATGAGGAAACCTATAAGCAGGTAGTCAAGGAGATAGCGGACAAGATAGGGGTACCTTTTGACATGGCCAGCTTAACCTGGTCCCAACTCCAGGGCTTACCAGTCACAACAGGAGACCCAGCAGACTATCAAAAAATCGTAGAGCATGGCCTAGATTATCCAGTACCAAAATCAAACCAAAATCGAACAAGTGGCCAGGGAGTAAAACCACAGACGTACACACCACGGGCAAGCGGTCAGAGGTCTATCACTATGAGGGTTATTGATACGCTTTTCAATGGCTTTGGAGATGAGGGAGGGCGTAACGTGGCACTCACACGCTTTGTGGGGCTACTCTTTAATAAGTGGGTTGATTGTGATATAGAAACAGCTTACGAATTAACAAAGATTGCTAACAGCGTGACGGCTAATCCCCTATCAGAGAGGGAG